AATGTTGATCTTGGTTCAGAGGATGGAGTATTTATAGAACTTCCATTTACAGCAACAGCAACTGGTTCAAATAAATTGATGTACTTGAAACTTACTTAATGACAACTAAAACCCCTCACGGCGAATTTGAAGTCCGTGACCTTACCTTCCGCGACAGGCGTAAGCTCCATAGCCTGGAGATCAGGTCTGTATCTGATGGCGAGGTCGACCTTAACAAGTTCTATGAAGTGCTTGAATGGGTCATGGATTTCGCCTTCAAAAACCCAGAAGATGCCTTTGCTAAACTTGATGACAACCAGATTGACGAAGTCCTCCTGGCAGTCTATAACGAGTACAAGGAACCTTCTAAAAAAAAGTAATTAAAGCTCGGGTGGGGCTGTGGATGAGTTATCAGAAAGCTGATACAAGAACCCTGATCTTCCCCTATGAATGCCAGAGCCCCACTCTCAAAAAAAAGATCACCTACGACGAAGATGAGTTATGGGCAGAGATTGAGCGGATTTTAGAAGAGGGGAAGAGGAGTAAATTCACGCCTGGTGCTAATTTATACCATAACCTTGTCCTATGCGCCGATGCCTCCTATTTCCTTGATTCTGAGACCAATATGATCCTTGAGGAGTATATGGCTATGAAGAGGTTTAACATTCCCCTGGCAGCTTCTATTGACGAGGTGGAATACAATAGATTAGTAGTCTTTTCGGCTATTGATGAGGAATATAACGCTTGCATAAAGGTGGATCAAGATGCCAAGAAATAGCTTTGATATAAATATTTACCTGAGAGGCTTTGAAAAGGCCCAGAGTCAAATCGACAAAACTAAAAAGGGTTTGGACAGGATGCGTGGAGCCACATCTGGTGTACGCCGTTCTATTGGAGCTCTTAGAAATAACTTATTATTGGTCAGCTTTACCTTTGGAACACTTATTAAGGTATCCGAAAGATTAGTTCAGACATATAAAAAACAGATAGATGAGGAAAGGAAGCTGGAGGCAGGTCTCAGGAACATTGCCGGGACCACTTCAAATACCGCTGATAATCTCAAGGGTCTCGCTGCCCAACTACAGCAAACCACTACCTTCGGAGATGAGACCACCATCTCAGGCATGGCTCTCCTTACTACCTTCCAGTTAAATGAAGCCACCATAAGTGAACTCACACCGAGAATGCTTGATATGGCGGCAGCTATGGGCGGAGATGTCCGCAGTGCTGCCCTGCAATTAGGAAAGGCATTTACGGGTCAGGTATCCGCGTTATCCCGCTCTGGTGTTGTTATTGACAAGGTTGGGCTTGCTATAGCCAGAGCTCATGGACCAGTAGAAGAAGCAGCGTTTTTATTTGAGCAGTTAGACAAGAACTTTAAAGGTTTTGCAGAGGCAATTAGAAACTCGCCAGTAGGTGAATTAGAAATATTAAAGAATAGACTCTCGGATGTTAATGAAGTGCTTGGGGAAATGAGCGTCCCAACCCAAAAATGGTGGGTGGAATTTAAAATTGGAGTATTAGAGAGTATTGGATTTTTAGGTGTTTTCCTCGATGAACTTGGGAAAGTAAATACTGCCAATCAGTCTCTTATTGTAGGATTTATGGATGCCTTGGAAAGAGCGGGAAAGGAATGGGAGGCGAAATTAAACTCTACAACCAAGGGGTCTAAAGCACTGACTGAGGCTCAAGTATTATTAGATAACAAGGTAAAACTTCAGAATATTACTTTAGAAAAGAATAAAAATAGCCTCGAAGGAATCCATGAAAAATATCAAAAAGCATCATCTTTTATGGTCCCGTATCTCTCTATAAAAGAACAAGAAATGAGACTAGGCGCAGAACTCCAAATCCTCCATGAAGCCAAAGAGAATAAATTGATTGAAGAAAGAGAACTAAAGATCAAGCTGATGGAAGTTGATATAAAGATGATCAAACTGCAAGCCCAGCGAGTAGCAATGCAAAAGCAAGTCGCATCCAGTACAATAGCCATGTTGGGCGAGACAACATCCAAGTGGAAAAGCCACATGAAGGCTCGCCAGGATGCAGAGATTGATGCTCTTAAAGAAACAGGGAAGTACAGGGAAGCCGATGCTGACAAGCAGAAGCAGATGGAAAGGGAAGTGCGAGAGACTTTCTCATCGGAAGCAAGGAGGATATTCAAGTATGAGCAATTATCAAGTCTGGCAAGCATTGCGTTTAAGACATCCGAAGCGATAATGAAAGCTGTGGCAATGTTCCCGCCAACTGGCTTGCCGTTTACCCTTGCGATAGCTGCTATGGGGGCCGCACAGGCGAAATTGGTACTCTCCCAGCAACCGCCCACTTTCGCTCAGGGTGGTGATTTTGTAACATCGGGACCGCAGACAATCGTTGTTGGGGATAATCCCGGCGGAAAAGAGCGGGTCAAAATCACTCCGCTTTCGAGTCCGAATATAAATGGTCCATCAGAGACCAATTTCACAGTTAATGTTAATGCTCCGTTAGTTGATGAAACAGTAGTCGATCACATAATCCCAGCTATAGAACAAGCAGTACGAAGAAATCAATCTAATCTTCTGGTCTCTTAATGCTTACAACATCAACAGATTGGACAAACTCAGTTGCAGCGAGTAGTGTTAAGATTATCCCGCTTATCCGATTGTACTATGGACCAGAATCATCTTATATAGCAGTATCCACTTATGACATAACCCACGACTCAGTATTTTACCGTGGATTATTAAAGTCCAACATCACATCAAGCGAGGGGATTGATGTGCATTCCCATAATCATACCATTTCCAACCTGGTATTAAACTTCATCAATTATAACTATAAGCAGAATGTAAAATTCTCAGATTATATAGAGGATACAAGTCTCGGGAGCGGTGCTGATATAGGATTCTATAATCGAAAATGCGACATAAGATTAGCGACACAGGACGTTACCACCTGGAGCAATTCATTTCCGTTTTTTGTGGGCATTGTAAGGGAGATTCAGCACGATATTGACTCTGTTAAATTTACTGTCGAAGATCGCAACTCATTAAAATACACTACCGTCCCATCTGAGCGTATTACCGCATCAGATTACCCGCTTGCTCCTAATAACAGTAAGGGCATCCCCGTTAATATTGTAGTTGGAGATCATGGATTCACCAATCTTGATGCTACGACACCCTCCATAAGCCTATCTAACGATAGTGTAATGGTAAAGGGCTTAGACAGTCAGGCGAATAGAAATCAGTACATATTCGCCAATGATACCAGTTCCGCATTAACCACAGATGATATCTGGCTTTATGATAAAACAACAGACCGCTTTTTAAAATTAGATACATCCCATGTGACCATTTCAAACCCGGATGGGAATGGATATACAAGCGTAGTCCTTCGTTTTAGTTCTAATAATATGATTGTATATGATTGGTGGTTGGGCAATGGCGGATCGAACCCTTCGGCAGATTATGATTTTACTGATCCAGGTAACGCTGGCGATGGAGATTTAAGCACAAAAGCGGTTCTTAACCAAACATTCAGTTCAGGCTCAGGAACTAAAACCGCAATATTAAGAGTCCTTTTCCCCGATTATGATATGTCTGGCTATGAATATATTGATGATATAGAAATATTTTACAAGGGTAATTATACAGTTTATTCTGGAGATGATAGCGACATTACTGCGTATGTTGGCGGGTCGGGGATAGATGTTTCCAGTACCCTTAATGTAAAATCAATAACATCAGAAGGAGCCATTCACGATATAGGCTCATCTGATTTAGCACCTACAAAAAACACTATTGAATACTCAGGGGGTGACGGTAGCGACACATTTAAACTCAGTTTTGACGGTACTGCTACTGCCAATATATTAGAAAGTGCAAACGCAGCCAGTTTAAATTCTGCAATCACGGCTTTAAGTGATTTTGACAGCCTTTCTATAACCAAATCAAGTAATCAATGGTTTGTAGAATATAAGGGTGTATCACTTGGCAAGTATATACCAAAACCAGACGTTTTAGACAGAACGGATGATCTTAGTCTATCAATCACAGAGACACAAAACGGTAAAACCGCAACGGCTGAGATGGTAGGCAGTGCTGCAAGCGGTTATCTGGATTTAACAGTCCGACAGCCGACATCTGCCAAGACCCCGCTCGTGAATCTGCAAGTGCATGAATTATATAAGAAAGTTAAACTCGTGTTTGGGTCAACCAGTTTGATAGACCGCAATAGGTTTGAAGTATATGCAAGAATGAGCGGAAGGGAATATGGAACCTGGGTCAATGGGCGTTCCACAGCAGAAGGGTTTAGCGTTAACCATCCTAAAGATGATGGTTCCGGTGATCTGATCGAAAATCCATCTGGGGTTATTGAGAGCGTTTACAGGGATGATCTCGGTTTTGTTGATGCGGATATTGTTGAGGATGATTTCAATGTGACCGCTGACTTTCTTTCTTCTTGGAAACACAGTTTCACAATACCAAAGGAAACCGATACAAAAGATTTAATCACATCCCTTTGCCGGGAGTCACGGAGTTTCTCATTTATTAGGGCTGATAATACCATCAGGCATAAGGTCATTAAAGACACCTACTCATCATCAGATGCTACGATCTATAAGGATGATATATTGGATATTAGCTACAGCAGGACACCTATTAAAGATATTCGGACTAAGGTTTTAGTCCATTATGCTAATGATTATTCAGGCAACAGCAGAAAAGAGACATCTGCATCCCAGGAAACAGATGCACAATCTAAGTACAACGTAACGGCAGCGGATTCTTTATTGGAGTATAAATCTTCCCATATAGCAGATAGTGATACGGCGGGGTATCTACAGGATTATCTTTTAAAACAATGGCAACAGCCACACAATATATTAGATATCACTCTGCCCCTTAAATATATGTATCTGGAAATAGGTGATGTTATAGACCTATCGATAAGCGATATATGGGATACCACCTGGACCGTTTGGGAAAGCACTACATCAGATTGGGATGGTACAGTTGACACATTTTTTAAGATTTTTGGGGAGGGCATTTTAACAAACAGCACGAGAATGGGCCAGACAATATATAAATATTGGTTTGTGATTAGTACGAAAAAGTCAACGGACAATATTAAAATAAAGGCTTTTCAACTGCATGATTTAAGTTGAGGTAGATAATGGCAAAAACATTTTATTACGATTCTGGTGGATTATTAGAGTCCACTCTAACAGATGGAACATATTCAGGCAGTTTTTCATCGAGCAGTTCTATTACTAATGAAGGGAGATTGATAGATCAATCGACTTCCCAGGCCATGAGCAGTTTTGATTATAATGATGCGGTGATGGTGGATTTTGGTTCAGCAAAAACAATAGACTTTATCGCACTCTATTTCACTTCTGCCGAAACGGATGCAATAGTGGTATATAGTTCTGATGATGGCTCAAGCGGGAGTCTGAACACAACTATAACAACAGATTTTACAACAGGCTGGCAAGCCTTTAGCCTATCATCTGGTAGTCATAGATATTGGATTGTAAGGGTTTCTACGGTTGGCAATGCAGTAGATAATGCGTCTGAAATGATTATAGGGCAGAAATTAGAATTTACCGTAAACCCGGATATAGGTATCGGGGAACAGGAGATATTTGGCACGGGTGTGCAAAGGTCAATAGGCGGGGTAGAGTATGCGATTAAAAAACATGACCCTATTTCTACAATCTCTATGAACTTCTCACATATCTCAAGCGCGTTTAAGTCGAGTCTCCAAAGCATGGAGGCCCAGGTGACTAATTACAAGAAATTTATCTATAGTGAAGATGGGACCACGGGCCCGTTCCATTATGTGAGGCTGGATGGTCCGATCAAGTTCACGGAAGTAGCCCATACGATATTTTCTGCATCACTTACACTGCGGGAACAGCTATCTTAAGCGTCGGGAAATATCGGGAAACTATGTACCTTTAAGGGGCTAAATTGACCTATTTACCGCTTTTTCATAAAACAAAAAAGCCCTTAAATTGTAAGGGCTTTCTCGTCGGAATAAAGGCCAATATGCCCTCGTAGCATAATGGAAAGTGCAAGTGCCTCCTAAGCGTTCGGTCTCTCGACGAGTGGAGAACTTGAGATCGGTAAATGTCGGGCGAATTTTTCCAGCTTTGCCGTTGCATCCCGCCTTTTTTCATCAATAATCCGAGCGTACCACTTCCGTGTAGTTTGTATATCTTCATGCCCGAGATGGTCGCTAACTTCTTCAATCGAGCATCCCGCAGACAGCATAAATGATCCGCAAGTTGATCTCAGATTATGGGGCGTGAATTTGACACCCGTGAATCGATTTAGGTCATTTAAGCGTGATCTGACCTTAAAATTAGTATAAGGCATCGGTCTTTCCCGATCCGCAATCTCCATGAAGATTTCCATTGCTGCCTCAGTTACATAGACCTTACGGGTCTTATCACCTTTCCCTGTCACAATGATCGATTTCTCGGCAAAGCTAACCTTATCCCATGTTAAGGTTAAAAGCTCCGTTAAACGGCATCCTGTGTGCAAATAGAGCATGAATATCCGCATGGTCTCCCGCCTGTCGAAGTCCCAGGGCTTATCCTGGTATAATTCATCCAGGTCCAGAGCCAGGATTTCATTAACTACATCAGGTTCCAGGTAGAATGGAGTGCCGTGGTCTACAGTGAATTTGAAGAGTTCAGACGGCATCCGCTTCACGACCTTATGCTTATGCGCTATTGCAACATTGATGACTGCCACGAGAGAGCGAATATTCACGTTCAGGCCATTGAGTTTCCGATGAGGGTTCTTCTCCCGGTAATCCGTAGACGAGAGTGAGTCTACTGGGTACTGGGGGCCAAAATCCCTGATGAAGTGGCTGAAGGCTCTTTTGGTCAGGATATTCGTCTTTTCCGAGATCGGCTTTTCCCGTTTCAGGTTTTTCCACTTTAAACCATAATTGAAATACCACTCTTCAAGGGAACCGAGCGTGACATTCATATTAACACGGTTATCGATGAATCCGTTTTTCGACAACTGTTCTTTCCTGGCCCAATACTGACATTCTTTCTCAGCTTCCCGCAGTGTGCCAGTAAATGTCTCATGGGCCAGTTTGCCTGAGGTATGGTCACGCCACCTTATACGGTGGATGCGGGGGTTGGTTGGGTGCGGTTCTATGTAAGCCATTTTATTCTCCTTTATGATCTGGGCAACCGGGGTCTACACACTCAATATTCGCAACCGAATAATCATTCCCCATCGCATCAGTGAATTGCTTTGCGTTAATTCTCACCTGACAATAGTTACCATTGCCCTTAATGATCCGCAATTCTACTTTTCTGTCTTTTTTGCGTAAAACTCTGGTCGCATGGTCCCGGTCATCAGGATAGACAAAATCTAAGATATGCTTCATCCTGATACTATCCGCATTTTTGTACTCAAGCATCTTGAGAAGTGCCTTATTTACGCTCTGGATGATACCGTCTACTGCTATAGACATCGGGACAGGCGAATTTTGAAAAACCCAATTCCATCGGCTCGTCACATCTTCGACTTGGGCCATCACGATATCGAATGCGGAAGAATGTGGCTCATATATAGGGTTTCTCATTTGGGTTTCGAGGGTGCTGATCTTTTCTCTCTGCAACCTGATAGTTTCATTCAGGTTATTGATGATTTCATCTGCCTTTAATAGCATTTTTTCCTCCTCTATTATGATATTAATGCTGTCGCCGTCGATACTGACTTTCGTGTCAGTCGCATCAGCGATCTTCTGTACACTGTCTGGGTGTATATTAGAAAAAATTCCTTTTCTCCATTTATAGAAAACCGTTCTCGATAAACCAGTTCTCTTCGCCAATTCAGAAATGGACAAGTGCGGATTGGTGTCCAGCATATGAATTATGGCTTCAAGTTTGTTCATAGTCTCTCCTTATTATATGCTATAATGTACATAGTCTACAACTTGTTGACAAGTATTAAATTAAATATTTTATTATCCAATTAATGTTATTACATTTGTACACAATTTGTAATCTAAACATAGGGAATTTGAATATGGAAAATGCAAAACTCATGTCTGAATTAAAGTCCCAGGAACGCTCTATTGCGTGGCTGGGCCGTCAGTTAAACATCACCAGGGCATATATGCACAAGATGATTAACGGCAAGCGTAATTTCAGCGAAATATACAAAAAAAAGTGTGCAAATGCTCTGAATATTGATTACACTGACCTGTTTAACAATGTCTGATTACTGGATTCCGTTTTCAGCATTACCCAAGTACACCGGGCATTCACGCACATGGTGCCAAAGACTCCTTATACATACTAAAGGACTCAAAATCAAAGTTGCGAATCCCAAAAGCAACAGAACTACCAAACTCGTACTGAAATCATCATTAGATGATGCAATCTGGCAAACAACTCCTTAGTAGTCCCCGCCTACAACTACACGCATTGGGGACTCCGCAAAGCCGGGGAGGAACCTTTCCTTTCCTTATTTTTCTCCCCGGTATCCTATGAGATTCATAATCCAAAAAAGCAAGAAGTCTAAGGATATCGGCAAAGCGGTTACAACCGCAATCTCCCGCAGAGGATACACTGTGTATGAACAGGGGATGAATAAGTATGGAGTGGTGGGGCTGGAAGTGCAGGATAGGAACGTTTTACGGAATATGATAGCGCAACTGTGCGACCATTATGGAGCCGACTATGAGATCATTATTTAGCTCTCTTGCACATATTGTGTGCAAAAACGCAATCAAAATAATTCTGGCAGCACTCACGATTATAGTGTGTGCTAATTCCCTGATAACCATAATACAAAAGGAGAAAGCATGGCAAAAGCAAAGCCAACATCAAAAGCAGTGACATTTGAAAATGTTGCTGTGGTTTTTTCTCATTTGGCAGAACTGGATACCAGCTTCAATAATAAGGAGCACTCCGTAACCATTGCTATTGAGAATGAAGCCAAGAAACTGCTGAATAAGATTCATACCGAATTTGGCAAGACCAGGAAACTGGCTGGGCATAAGGTGAGTGATGAGTACGGTGAACAGCTGAAGATCAAAACAAACCTCCACAGCGAGATGGTCTCGTTCCCTGAAATCTATGATGAAAAGGTGGAAAAGACCACGAGCGCACCGCAAAGGGGCGATCTGGTGAATATCAATGCAATGGCGAAACAGACGGAAGCCGGGGATAAGAAGTACATCTCATTCTACCTGAACGAGATACAGTTCTCGGAACGGAATGGCGGGGCTAAGAAGCCCTTCGAGATCATTAAGTCTGATTCCGAAGAAGACTTACCATTCTAAAGTCCCCTAAGAAGAAGGGCTACCGCCACGAAGTCGAGTGTGTAAATGGAGCCGTTAAGCATGGTCTGGAGGCAGTCCGTGCTTTCGGCTCCGATGGCAGGAGCATGGGAGAGGCTTCTGATGTTGATGTGGTTATTATTAACCATAACCTAATCCCAACCGACAAGTTTTATAAAACAAGGCTCCAGGCGAAGAGCAGAAAAAGTGCGCCAAAGTATTTCGAGTTAGGCAATAGCAATATTAAAACTATGCGAGAGAATGGAAATAAGAATTTTAAGGCAATCGTGGATTATGATTGGCTCATGGAATGTTTGAGCCGTGTCCATTAATCGAGTTCCGAAAGTGCCCCTTTTGTGCTCATCACAAGAGGCATATCTACTGCGGTGCATCTGGATCGGAAAATAAAGTTCAGGAGAATTTGAGAGAATGTCCCTTAATAAAGTTAAAAAGAAAAAAACGAGGAAAATATCGACAAGGGCAGACCAGGTGCTGAAAGTATGCCCCGTTTGCATGGGGGTCTGGTCCGATATCAGCCTCATGGGAGAAAGGGTATACCGCTACTACTCGAAAGGAACAATACCAACCTATGGAAAGAAAAGAGAATTATGCAAGGAGCACCGTGGAATATGACACCGATAACAAAGCATCACAAAAAGAAGTACCCGCATTCCGAATGGGTCCGGCGGAGAAATACACGCCGTCAGATCGAAAGGGCAAAAGAAGCCCGAGCGTCAAAACCAGGCTTATCGTACAAGCTGGAGGATACGGAGGTTTCAAAAGGCTCTACAGAAAAGACCCGTTCACGACCTCAAACGAGCAAGCCAAAGGGCTTCTGGGGCGCAATCAAGAATGTTTTTGTGGGTCAAAAAAGAAATACAAGAAATGCTGCCTAAGATGAGATGGATTAGAGATTGGTTCATTTACATGGACTACACAAGCGGAGAGATGATCCGCACATGGTTTTTAATAAACGGCTTTCACCGCACGGAGCGGTGGTGGCACAGATACATGATGAGGAGGTTCAATCATGCTACGAAGAAACGATCACGCATCCTTTAATAATAACTACTGGAGGAGATTTCTGGAGAAAGTGGCTGAAGAAACGCCCAGCTTAGGGGCGATAATGGAAAATGCTCAACTGATTGATTATGGTGATGATACCGTTACCATAGAGATCAATGGCGGAAGTCAACTCAGCAGAGACCTGGTCCTGAAGGGAATCAGAGTCCTGAGAAACTGCTTTGCAGATGTTACTGGCGGTAGACAAGCAACCTTTCGCATCCAGGGGAAGAATGCCAACGGCCACAATCCCAAATTCGACAGCATTGTTGAATTGTTCGATGGGAATATCACTAAAAAGGTTGAGAGGAAATTCCCTGAGACTATGAAATCCTTTAAGGAAATCAACAGCGGTCAGTATGAACTGTTTGCGAAAAAACAGCATGACTACGGTCCCGGCAATATCTCTATGGGCGGGAATAAGGAATTATCCCTCCTGGCGTTAGCCGTACGCATGAATGATAAGGTGCAGAGGCTGTTGAATATTCTTCATACTAATAATGGTGAGATTGCTGTAGACGAGAGCCTGAAGGACACCTTTCAGGACTTGTCTGTGTATGGGGTTATTGCCCAGATCGTCATGGATGACAAATGGGGTAAGTAATGGGGAAGTTTAAAGTCCACACCAAATACATGGCTGAAGACGGCAATGTGGTCCCATCAGTAACCACGATCCTCAATTCTCAGCTTGGATGGAATAAATCTATCCTGATGAACTGGGGGATAAGGATGGTTAAAGAGGGGAAAGACCCTCATGCCTATA